GTTGATAGAGTTGTATTGATTGATACTGATTCTGTTGTGCTAACATTAGAAGATCTTATTAAACAGGTTTGTCCTAATAAGCCAACGACCAAAAAGATTGATTATTTGGATGAAGTCTGTGAAAAAATTATTCAACCATATATCAATAAGTGCTATCAAGAATTAGCTGACTATACTAATGCATACGACCAAAAAATGATCATGAAAAGAGAAAATTTGGTCGACACAATGATTAGTGTAAGTAAAAAGAGATACACTATGTCAGTGTATGATAGTGAAGGTGTTAGATACGATACACCTAAATTAAAGATTATGGGGTTGCAGATGATTAAATCATCTACCCCTTCTGTTATTAGAAGCAAGCTGCGAGAAGTATTGCCTACAATTCTATATAATGAAGAAACCGCTGTACATGAATTTGTAGAAAATTTTCAAAAAGAGTTTAAAGCATTCAGTGCCGAAGAAATAGCATTTCCTAGATCAGTGACTGATATAAACAAGTATCATGATAGAGCATCAATTTATAAGAAAGCGACACCGTTGCATGTTCGGGGATCTTTGTTATATAATCATTACTTAAACAAATACGATTTAGCAACAAAGTACCACAAAATTAAAAATGGTGACCAAGTCAAATATCTTTACTTAATTACACCAAACCCCTTTCACGAAAACACTGTCGCATTTATTGATGAGCTTCCTAAAGAATTTGGATTGCACCAATACATTGATTATAATATAATGTTTCAAAAAACATTTTTAGATGCCTTAGAAGACATTCTAGATTGCTTGGGCTGGAGCACACAACCAAAAGCCACATTAGAGGATTTTTTTGTATGAGTATACTAGTAGAAAAAATTAAGAAAAACACAACTATTAATGATGCGTCTGTTTTAGAACATTCAAAATTTTTTAATAGTAAAGATATGATTCAAACAAAGGTGCCTGCTTTAAATGTGGCCCTGTCTGGGAGATTGGATGGAGGATTAACTCCTGGCTTAACTATGTTTGCTGGCGAGTCTAAAAATTTCAAATCTATGTTTAGTCTCATTATGGCTAAAGCATATTTAGACAAATATGATGATGCCTGTGTTTTGTTTTATGATTCAGAGTTTGGTACTCCAGTTCAATATTTTGATACTTTAAAAATTGATAAGAATAGGGTTGTGCATTGCCCAGTGACAGATATTGAACAATTAAAATTTGATATCATGACTCAAATAGATAAATTTGAAAGGGGAGATCATGTTATTATTGTAGTTGATTCTATTGGCAATCTTGCTTCTAAAAAGGAAGTAGAAGATGCATTAGACAAAAAATCAGTTGCTGATATGACAAGAGCAAAGCAGATCAAGTCTTTGTTTCGTATGGTTACACCTCATTTAACTTTGCGGGATATTCCTATGGTAGTAGTTAATCATACATATCAGAGTCTAGAATTGTTTAGCAAGCCAATAGTGGGTGGTGGTTGTGTTGTTGAAGGAACAAAGATCCAAATGGCAGACGGAACTTTGAAAAATATCGAAGATGTTGTAAAAGGAGATGTAGTTAAAACATTAGAAGGACACCATTTTGTTACAGCTACGTGGACCCCAGAGACTCTTGTTGAGGGAGAACCTGAATGTTATGAAGTAGAGTTTGAAGATGGGTCAAAGTGTATTTGTTCTGAAGAACATATGTTTATGAGTAATGGAGAATGGGTAGAGATTACTAATCTCTCTATAGGCGATAAGGTATCAGTAGTATAATAGAGATCAGCTATTTTATAAATAGTCCGTATAGGGGGGAATATATGGACTATCAAAAACACTATAATTTACTAATTTATAAAGCTATTAATAATCCACACAAAGGATATACAGAAAAGCATCATATAGTGCCTCAATGTATGGGCGGGAATAATTCGAAATCTAATATTGTTAGGTTATCTGCAAAACAACATTTCGTAGCACACCATTTATTATTTAAAATATATGGAGGTTCTAAATTAGCTAATGCGTGGTATGCAATGTGTAGAATAGGTAAAGGGCAGGAATCGCGAATAGTAAACGCTAGTATGTTTAAAAAAGCTAAGGAGGCAAGATCTAAACAACTTAGTGTTGAATCAAAAGGTGAGCTCAATCATTTTTACGGCAAAACCCATTCAATTGAATCGCGCGCTAAAATGAGCGCAGCACAAAAAAAAATAAAGTTGTGGGAGAATAGAAGTGAAGAACACAAAAATGCCCTGCTATTGTCTCAAAAAAAGTCAAAGACACCAGAGCACAAGGCTAAAATTGGGCGTAAAGGTATGATAATGTTACAAAATGTAGTTTCTGGCGAAATTATTAGAATAGATAAAACAGACCCAAGAGCACATTCTAAAAAGTGGGTTCATCCTAGAAAGCTTAAACCAGAAACAAAACATGCATGTATACATTGTGGGATAATAACAACTTGTGGAAATCTTAAGAGATGGCACAACGATAATTGTAAACATAAGGACACATATGAAAATCAAATCAATTAAATCTGTAGGTAAACGTAAGGTTTATGACATTTCAGTTGCTAATGTAAATCACTATATTATGGAAAACGGTGTTGCTTCTCACAACACAGGATCATATTACTCTGCCGATAATATTTTTATTATTGGCCGCAGGCAAGAAAAGAAACAAACAGAATTGCTTGGTTATAACTTTATCATTAATGTTGAAAAGTCACGATATGTAAGAGAAAAATCCAAGATTCCTATTTCTGTTCGATTTGAAGGGGGATTGTCTACGTGGTCTGGTTTAATTGAAATGGCTTTAGAGTGCGGGTGTGTCATTAAGCCAAATCAAGGGTGGTATCAAAGAGTAGATCTTAATACTGGAGAAGCAGAAGATAAAAAATGGAGACTTGCTGATACAGACACTAAAGAATTTTGGAAAGACATTTTGACTAATAAAGCTTTTCAAGAATGGATTAAAAATAAGTACCAAATCTCTTCGGGTGATCTTATGGCAATTGATGTGGAGGAAGAAAATGAGATTTAATGTAGTAGAAGATATTGTTAATGAAGAAGGGTTTTTTGCAATCCAAATCAATGAAGGGCCATATAAAGGTGTTATTTTTCATTTAGGCAAAGTTCAACTTTATGAAGAAGAAGGTGAAGCCAAATTACAATTTCACTATGATATCGTTAAAGGTGAAGTAGAGCCTAATGATCCAGACATGGAGAAATATATTGGCGATATTTTACTAGAGATTATTGATGACGGCCTTAAAAACAACACATTAGTTTATGCAGGAGGTGTTGATGAGAAATGAGGATTGAAAAAAAGATCCTAAGTAATTTGCTTTATAATGAAGATTATATTAGAAAAGTAGGCCCTTTTATAGACTCTTTATATTTTGAAGATAAAGTTGAAGGCATGGTGTGCCAAGAAATTCTCAACTTTTTCGTTGAATATAACAAGATTGCAAATCCTGATATCATTAAAATTGAATTAGGTAATCGTAAAGATATTACTGATAATCAATTACATGATGCAATTGAAATGATCAATAGTTTTGATAGCGAATTATGTAATATTGATTGGTTGGTTGAATCTACTGAAAAATTTTGTAAGGATAGGGCAGTATATAATGCCATTGTTGAATCTATTTCAATTATTGACGGCAAGCATAACTTATACACACAAGATTCTATTCCTAAAATTTTGCAAGACGCCCTGGCCGTTTCTTTTGATACAAGAACAGGACACGATTATATCAAACAAGCAGATGAAAGATTTGAGTACTATCATCGTGTAGAAGAAAAAATTCCGTTTAGTTTGGAATTAATGAATAAGATTACGGCGGGAGGGCTGAGCAAGAAAACATTGTCAATTGTCTTAGCACATACTGGTGGAGGCAAATCTATGTTTATGTGTGATTTTGCTGCTAATGTGTTAATGCAAGGCAAGAACGTCCTTTACTTAACTTTAGAGATGGCTGAGGAAAGAATTGCTCGGCGAATTGATACTAATTTATTTAACATTAGTGATGAAGCTATTAACATCTTAAACAAAGAAGAGTATGACAATTATATTAATAACATTGCGCGCAAAACACATGGCCGCTTAGTGATTAAAGAATATCCAACAGCTTCTGCTCATTCAGGTCATTTTCGTGCTTTAATTGAAGAATTAAAAATCAAACAAAATTTTATACCAGACGTATTAATTGTAGATTATCTCAATATATGCGCTAGCTCAAGATTGAAAGCAGCTGCTTCACTAAATTCTTATTTGTATGTAAAAGCAATCGCAGAAGAATTAAGAGGGCTTGCTGTTGAATATGATATTCCTGTTCTTTCGGCAACACAGACTAATCGTGACGGATTTGATAATTCCGACATTTCTTTGACTAACACATCAGAATCTTTCGGGCTCCCTGCTACAGCCGATTTAATGTTTGCTATAATACGTTCAGAAGAGCTTGATGATCTAGACCAAATTATGATCAAACAGCTTAAGAACAGATATGCAGATCCATCAAAATATAAGCGATTTGTAGTGGGAGTTGACAAATCTATGATGAAGTTATATGATGTGGAACAAAGTGCCCAAGATGGAATAGCTGATTCTGGCCATGACGATGATATTCCTTTGTTTGATAGAAGTAAAAAAAATATAAATAGCTACAAGGAGTTCAATTTTTCATGAAGGAAAAGACTAAAATTTCTGAAAAAGTTGTAATCAAGCTTAATGGCAAAGAAGTGGGACAAGATAAAAAAGAAGATCAACCCCCAAAAACCACAGGCTAATTATATAAATAATAACATGATGAGCCGCTCTGAATTTGCAGGTGCTTTCTGGCAAAATATAACAGCCATTGTATCAACTGCATTTGTGGTTTGTGGCTCTCTTGCGGCTGTCTTTCTCTGGTTCAGCTCAGTGTTAGCACAAATAGAAAAAAATACAGAGCACGTAGAATCTGAGCCAGAGAGAGCAGCTCAGCGCCAAGAAATTAAAGAAACTGTCATTCGTATTGAAGAACAATTAAAGAATAGCGGCAAGAATGACAAAAAAATTCAGCGTATGCTCCGCCAGATTGCTAAACAGCAAGATATCAACGAGTAGTTTTTTTCTTACGAACTGCTTGTAAGGCCGCTACCTCAGCCTTAGTCCAAGGCCCATAATTTCTAGTACGAGCGCTCATTACTAAGGCGTCGGTACTATCATAAGAGGCTTCTGCTTTTGCCTTAAGCAGCCGGTAATACTTTGATTTATCCATCTTGACATTTGAGGTGGGATCAAATACCTTCCCTTTGAACTCCACCCAAGCGTGATCAAAACGCCTCCCTTCTACATTGGTGACCTTACCGTGCACCACAGTAACATCATCGTGCTTTTTTGCATAATCTAGTGCATTTTTAAAGCATTCCCCCGCAGGCTTGTTCTTGTAGGTATTGATTAAATGTTAACATTATATTATTTATAAATAATATGAATGTTAACATTATATTATTTATAAATAATATGAATGTAAACAACTAATGGATGGA